GCATTAATACCTGCTTGAACAACTCCACCTGCAGTTCTACTTTCTAATTTTTTAGTAAAAGTATTTTCTTGTGCATACTCTAGTGCATCTAAAAATTCATCTGCAGCTTCACCATTTTCTCTGGTGATATCTTCCATTCTATCAGCTACATATCTATCGAACTCTGAATACTTATTACCATTAGGTAATGTGAGGGTAGGTTTAGTAGATAAGTTTTTGCCTAAAGCTTCAGTCACAATTTTAGAGTAAGCATAAGCTCTAAAGTTTATTTGTTTAAAGAACTCATCTTCTGCAGCAAGAAATCTTGTGGGTGTCTCTACGACTTTTCCTACCATTGTTGTAGCTTTATCTACTTCGTAATCTAATTTTGTGTTATTCTTATCAAGAATAGTGTCACCCTTTTTTAATGCTTGCCCTGCTCTTATCATGGAGTCTTTATAAAAATGCATTAAGCCTGCTAAAGTCGAGAGGGCTTCTCTACGAACAGTAGGATTCATAGTTATTAAGCCACCTGCATATTGCTCAATAGGTCTTAGAGCCGCCATAATTAAGTTTGATGTCATGTTAATAACATGCGTTTTGGGGTTAGATAAAATGGCGTTAATAAACAGTTTATTGGAATATTTAATTAATTGAGGGGCTGAGAAAAATCGTAGTAATTTTGTTTGGGCCTGAGTGTTCTCAGGATCAATATTCATTAGTTTTTTGCGAAGTATCTTTGCTCCAGAGTTATTCTTAACTACCTTTCCTCTAATAACATCTTCAAGAAAATCATCTGTGACTGTTGGGATATCACCAATATTGATTTGACCTGCAGATGTAATTCTTGCACCACTTTTACTGACACCTCTAAAATTATTATAAATTGTAGCTGCTACTTGAATTTGTTTTTCCACAATATCATCAGCAATATTTGAATTACGAGCATCCAGAGAAGCTTGTTTAATAATACCTTTATAAAGCATTTTCATTGCAATCATGGCAGCATCACCCTTTTCCATATCTTTAGCTAGCTTGTAGGTATAATTAATTGCATTGGGTACATCATCCAACATAGCGTCTGCCTCAAGTAACACTTGATCGTGTGATTTAACACCATCTAAGTTTTTGGTAGACTCAATAGTATCAATCAGAGTCTTTGAAAAAATGATAAGGTCATCATCATTTTCAATTCCCATTCTTCTTAAATTGATAGGAACATCTAAAGCTTCACTAATAGGCATCTCACCCATACGTGCTTTATTGATATTGTCTTTTAAAATTTGATTGTAGCTATCTCGGTTAACTTTTTTCTTAACAGATTCAACTTCAGCATCTTTAACTTTAACACCTTTAATACTTTTGGGTTTTTCTCCCTCTGGAAATTCTTCGCCTTTATCTTTATTAGTAGTTGTTTCTACTTCATCAGTCGTTTTAGTAATACTATCTGAAATTTCTTCACTAGCCTGATTAGCAGCCTTTGTTGCTTCCTCTGGACTTTTCTTAAAAGCATTTCTCGTGGCTTTAACGCCTCTAGCTAAGGCAAAGATAGTTTCTGTGCCAAATCCAAATGCAACACCTTCCAACATATTTTTAAATTTACCTTCGTAAAAAGTGTCATCATCATCTGCAGCTAAATATGAAATATAACTATTTTCTAAACTTGGAAATTTATCGATTAAGAAATCTGTAAATCTTTCCTCATAGGCACTAAAAGCAGCAAAGTCTGCAATACCACCTTGAACGAAACTGCGACCTATATTTAAACCTTTTTTTCCTACCCAACCTAAGGATTTCAACGCTTTTCCACCAGTAATCCATCCGACTGCAAATTGTGTAATATTGCCAGTTATGGACTCAGTCATACTGTCGTAAACTTCGCTTTCTTCTTCTTCAGTACCTGCTTCAGCAATAGCCACTGGATCAACAGGCTCTTCTTTGCTTTCTCTTAGCTTTTCTAATTCTTGAGCATTTTTATAACCAATAAGTCCATTGTCAGCATCATCACCAAAGACAACATTACCTATATTAGTTACATCAGCTACATCATCTGCGATTTGACTAACTGTATTAAAAGTTTCTTTGACACCTTCGACTAAACCCTTAGCAGGGCCTTGAACAGCATCTAGTAATACTCCATCACCACTTTCAACTGGCTTATCTTTATTTATATTCGCATTATCAATTTCTGTTGGGATGTATTGGTCAGAAGAACCTGCACCGTACTTAGCATCAAAGTCTGCTCTGGAGTCAGGATTAGTAACTAATAAATTTATTTCTTCAGGTGTGGGGGTGTTGGTTATATACGATACCATTAATTATTACTCTCCGATGTTGGTGTCATGTTTAATTCTGTTTGCTTAGCTGCTTTAGCTTCTAAATACCCTTTATAAAGAACATCTTTTCTTTCACGCATTTCCTTATTAAATTGCAAAACTTTTCCGTCATCAGATAATTTTTCATCAGCCATAATATTTCTAGCAATGATGTAAGATGACTCTAAGAAAGCTAATTCTGTATTTTCTCTTAATATTGTTAATTCGGGTGTTTCGATATCTAAATTTGTTGCAGCTAATTCAATATCAAATACACTTCTAAGTTGTTTATATGTAGGGTCTGTAAATAAGATAGAATTAGATAAATCAAAGTTCTTAACTAATTTTTCAATAAGAGCAGTTCCTTCATCATAAGGAATTTTTCCATCTATCATTCCCTTTTGAATATCTTGTTGAAGAAAACTTCTTCTAGGGTTGTTAATTACTTCTAATTCATAATCTCTAATTAACTCAGGATCAGGGATAACATTTTCATTTGTAAGGCTGTCTATTAAGACATCACGACTAGCAATTAGTTGATTGTAAGTTTCTGCAGGGAGTTGTACTTCATTCTCTAGTTCCCACTGCTTAATCCATTCTTCAGTGTTTCTGAGAACATTAATGTCATTTCTAAACGCATCGTAATAATTTTCGTTGATTAATCGGGTTATTTTATTTCGAGTCGTAGTCTCTTCCCATTCCTCAAACTTACGATTTTGGCGGTTTTTTGTAAGAATATAATCTTCAGTAGATGCTTTTTGTTCAACTGCATAAGCTGTATTTCCTAATCGAGAGCCACTATTTTTATCAGTAACAATATTATCTAGGATGTCTAAGTAATCACTGTTTTCAGTTTGCGAAGCATAAGCAACGATTGAGTCTATAATTGTTTTATTAGCATCATCAAAATCCATACCATCTGCAGTTAAATCATCTAATCGTTGTTGAATTAAAGAAGATGCATATAGGAATCTTTTTTCATAATTTGATAATCCTTCAGCATTGGGAAAAGTAGATAACTCTGCATCTAATTTATCATTAGATATCTTCAGTGCATCTTGGATTTCATTAGTAGTTTCTTTAAATAATAATTCTTTTTGCATTCTCTCAATCTCTGCAATCTGTTTTGCACGATGTACTTGATTGAGTTCTGCATAAGTTGCATTTGCATCTGGAATAAATGCTTCAGCTAAAGTAGCAGGATTATAACTACCTAACTTTTTTTCTTGATAAAACTCTTGTGATTTAGATTGGAAGAACTTATCAAAGGCCAAAGGATCATCATCACGATAAACATTATTACTATTCCACTCATCAAAAATTCTTGCCTTAAATTCACGAGCATCTTGTTTGAGCTGAGATTTAGCTAATTGATTAATGTAGTAAGGTGATGCACCTTGGGGGATGACTTTATCTTTTATAAGTTGTTTAAATCCATCTTTATTTTGTTTAATTTTTTCAAAGTCTGCAATGGCCTGAGCTTCATCAGTAATTTTTGTTCTTTCTTCTTTGACTAAATTATATTTATTTAAAGAGGTACTAAATCCACTAAGTGAATTAATTAAATCTTGTACTGCAGGATTTTGTGGTCTTTCTCTAGCAGGAATAAAATTATCTACTACACGAGATGTTACACTAGGTAGTTCAGGGGGAGCGAGTTGAGGTAAGTTAATTTTTGCCATTAAAGTTTGCCGAGTATTTGTTGATTTTGTTGAGCAATTTGTTCTTCTAATTGCTTTGATTGTTGTGAGGATTGATAATCTAAATAGTTTTGACCAAATGCAAAAGCAGCAGAGGCAAAGGTTGTAACGTAATCAACCTTCGGTACGTAGACTTGTCTTGCTTGTTGGTTTAAAGCAATAGACTCAAAATTAGCCCTAGATTGGGCAGTTTCTGCTTCTAAATTACTTAGAATAGAATTGTTATAGTTGCCTTCTTGACGAAGATAATCATTCACTAATCTATCTAATGCACCACCACCTATATTTTCAGCAGCAGTTCTGACAGTAGCTCGAGCTTTACGACCTGCAATAGCATTAGAATAAAGCTTTGCTTGTTCTCTTCTTCTTACTTGTCGTATTCTTAATTTTTCAGACCTATCCGCATTCAACCTAGCTAAAAAGGCATTGCGGTTATTTTCCTTAGCAACCCTATTAGCCTCTTGTTGTTGTTTGATTGAATTAATAAGAGAGAAAGCTTGCCCTAAACCTTGAAGGGTTAAGCTGCTAAAGAGACCAGTTGATGCTGTTGCAGTAGTAGCTGCCAAAGCTCCTGCTTGGCCTGCTGCTAATGCTGCACCTGCTCCTGCCGCTCCTGCTGAAGCACCTAATAAAGGTGCAATTAATGGAACGCACATGTTCTTACAAATGTATAAAAAGGTTTATTTTCATATCCTAAGTTTTGTTTATTAATAAAAGTGAAGCCACACCATTTTAACCATTTGATATGAACATCATTACGAGCATCACAAACATTATGTAATAGTGGGTATTGTTGATTTAAGTAATCTATAAGTTTTTTGTTTTCTCTTAAAAATTTTCTACTGATTTCTGAAAGACGATCCGAAGCTAACATCCAGATAGTTGCGGGTTGATTAATTTCTCCACAGATACCAAAGATTGCTATGACACTTTTATCATCAGCAATAGAAATGCAGATATTAGAATTTAAATATCCTATTAATAAAGCCTGCAGACCATCTATGTTTCCATAAGCTTGACATTCTTGTAAGTCGGCTTTTCTTAAATTCTTTCCTAATTCTTCACAATCTTTTAATGAGGTTATCCTCATATAAGGTTTATGTGTTTTGTGATGACTGTTGGTTGTAGAAACCTTGCCATTCTGCATTGATGAATGCACTGGGTAAGTATTCGTCATTTGTTAATTTTACGACTAGACCTTCATTTCTTGATAAAATTGGAAACGTGTAATCTCCATCTTCTAGGTTGATACCATTGACTGTACCTTCACCAACTAATGCACCTGTAAAGGTTTCAATAGATGTACTTCTATTTTTAGGAGTTATTTCCACCTTAAAATGGCCAGTATTATCATAGGTTACAGTCCATTTTCTTATTTGAAGTCGACCTTCTTTTATGGCTGTTTGGCTTTGTGATTGTCCGTATTGGATATACTGCTGTGAGAACTGATACTCGAAAGTATATTTCTCACCAATGAAAAATTTCGTTGCAGTTTGGTCACCTGATACAACAAGAGTATTACTCCCAGTAGAGACAACAGGTATAATTTGACCTGCAATAGTTGAATTAGCATTTACGTTCCTTGTGACTACCTGCATTGTATCATCAATGGCATACGGTAGTGTGATTGTAGTTTTATTTGTTGTTGAATTATATGCAGTAGATAATCCTGTACTAGACTCATTAAGCTTCATGTCTAGATGTGTTAAATAAGTAGAGTCAGTATCTACAACTGCAGGGGCAGTTTGAATTTTTACTAAATGAACTCCATCAGTTCTTTCTATTAAAAGATATAAATCAGTATCTATAAAATCTACATTTAATATTTTTGTATCTGTTGAATTACCATATGTCCATTTATGCCAAGCTGATTGTAACCTTTGGTTATTTGCAAGATACCATTGATAGACATAAACAGTATTTGGGTCATCATCACTTAATACACAAATAATATTTTCATTAGTAGAAACTGCCATTTTAAAAACATTAGCAGGAATATACTTGGGTACAGCAGATGTTATATCATCAGCATCATTTTGATCCGAGTCTGGTCTAATGAAAAACTCACGAACACCTGAGAATTGTCCTTTGTTAAATAGAAAGTAAATATTTTTACCTGCTGAAATAGGCTTACAATCTTTTGAATTTTCAAAATCTGTAGTTGTTGCTACATCAACATTACTAGCTGTAAGAGTAGTTGAGCCTCTTAATAAAAATTGTGATTGGTCACTGAATAATAATAAATCTTCGTTAAAGGGAATGGCGTGTCTAAGAATAGAAACTTTTGTATGTGATACTGCAACGTCAATAGGGTCAGAGTCTAAAATAGTTGTTACTGTCTCAGGATAGAATTTAAAAAACTCACCCGCTCTCGACATAATAACATTTTCATCTGATAGAAAACCTAATCGGTTACGATGGAAATAAATGTCAGCAATTTTGCTATCAACAAAAGAAGGATTAGGAGAGGATAATTCATCCCCTACTACTCGGCCTCCCCAATTAGGAACACTATAATCAGTGCCAGAAATGGTATAAGTAGAGCCATTACAAGGCGTAAAACGAAAGTTACCATCAGCTTGTCTTATTAAAACATGAGGCATGGTAGAAACATCAAGGCTATCTTTTGTGCCTCCTACTACAGTTTCTTCGTACACACCCCCATCTGTAGAACTATCAGTTTTGTATTTCACATAATAATTATCAAATGCGTTTGCAGGGTCTCCGGTTATCTCAACTTGAAAACCATCAGTGGCTCTTTTAGGTAAGTTACTAAAACTATCTGTTGATCCTTTAATAACCTGACTAGCTTGGTTACCATAACCATCTGTTGCAGAAATAGTAAAATCAGTAGCTTTGCTGATATGTATATCACTTCCAAGCTTCGTAACTGTAAAACCTGATAAAGAATTTATCTGACTAAAAATTTGGTCAATAATATAAGTTGATTGATATTCAGAAGCAGTAGTAGTTGAAGTGTAATTATAATCGGTGCCATCTATATTCAACGTATATTTAGTTTGGTCTACACCTTGAGTTACAGAATAGATTGCCTCAAAGGGTCTTGCTGCTGTTACAGCACTGTCCATAGCAACTGTTTGTGATGTGTTAACTAAAAAGGTGAAGTCTGCAATAGTTACAGCACGAAAATTATTTTTAGGATTAGCTATGTTTAAATAGGAAGTGCCACTTGGAGTGTTAACTGTGTAGCTTGTTCCGTCAATACCATAAACTTCAATGTTATTTTGTGTGATAATAAGAATATATCTTTCGTTAGTGTCACGATTTATAGAATGAATGAATGCATTTGAATATGCAGAGTTAGAAACTTTTTTAATAAATTCTGTAGGTGGTCTTTTTTTCAATCCCTCTACTACAGAGCTAAAACCATTAATTTGGCTTTCTCCTTGTGAGCCTAGTCGTAGTGTTTCTGCTTGTTGCGAAACTCCATTGACTAAATTGGGAATGGAATGATTGATTAAAGGCATTAGGAAATTTTATGGCCACGACTTATGATATTAAAAGTGTCGTAAGAATTAAAAATATTAGTGTCAGCAGTATCTGCTTCTTCTTGTTTTAATATTGTTAGAGCATTAAATTCATCAACTTGGCCAAACTTGTGAAGTGTGGTTGCTCCTAGTGTTCTATCTTGGAATATTCTTGCGGCTCTAATAGTTATGTAGCGTCTACCGTTTTCTGGTAATTCATCAAAAGGTAAATAAAGGATCACTTTAGCATCTAAGGCTTCATCAAAAACAAAGGTATTTCCTTGTTTATTAAACAAAAAGCTACCTCTTTTAATAACGTCATATTTACTTAGTGCGTATTGATTAATGTCTAAATCTACTCGCATAATGTTATCAGCGAGGGGTATCTTGCTGTCAGTATCTAGACTTAATGTATATTTATAAAAAGAGTTAAAATGCCAACCTGCAGCTTGCACCTCTCTACTAATCTCATTAATAGCATTATTAGCGAGAGTCGCATCTATAGGTAGCGTTCCTGTTAAACTATTAACGGGTGACTCACCAATTGTGTGAAGTAATGTATTTACAGCTTCGAGCTGTGTTGTTCCTGAAAGTGCCATGGTTTACAAGATATTTGATAATGTTTGATATTTAGTTCTTTTAAGAAATCAATCGTTTCTAAAACTTTATAATTACACTGTTCATAAGTATCGTAATATTCTTGAACGATTGAACATTGTGGAAGATTGCTTTCATCTACCACGCAGATAAAACCAATAAGAATTAAAATTGATTTCATAAAAAAGAGCAGAGGGGAATTTAATCCCCTCCACTTTTAGTTATTAGGCAGTTTGAATTTCAACTGCTGCTTCAGGTCTTAGGATACCATGTCCTAATGCCATTTTAGCAACCATTAAAGTTCCCTGTCTGCGGATGTCATACTCTGACTCCATAGCTAAGTCCATTAACTTAACTGTACCAATAGCAGACTTGTGGAATACCACTGCTGCTGTATTTGAGAAGTCACCATTATATGTATTGTTCTCTCCAGTAGATGAAGCACCTGACTGGTCTGTAAAGGCAGCAACTGCTGTGTTTGATTTCACAATGTTGACACCTGCTACTTTAAGAACTTGACCTTCTGCATACACACCATTTGTTCCGCCAAAGTCTCTATTTAAGATTTTGTCGTTTTCTACGATGTTGTAATAAGTTGATGGAGGTACGATACAAAATCTGTCATCCTCTGGTACATCTTTTTCATCCAGTGTTTGAACTGCATCAAAGATAGATGTAATAAGAGAAGCAGCATTTGTTTTTGCATCTGCATCAGTAATAACTGCACCACCATTCTCACCATTAACAGTCGCAGAAGCCTGAGCTGCTAAGATTGCTAATTGTAATACGTGTTGATCCACTGTTCTTGCTAATGCATTACCCATTTCTGTTGAGTAAATGCTTCGTACATCATAGTGATTTTTAGCTTCATCTATCTGAGCGATAAATGAATCTGATATTAAGAGGTCATCGATTGTGATTACTCTTTCATTTTTCTTGATGACTGAGCCTGTAATCTCATTACCTGCAGTGTGATATGCGGCTGTGGTTTTTCCAATCGCAGGAAATTGTGCAGATTTACCTTGGCTAATTGTTCTAACCATAGTCATATCAAGCATTTGGTTCCTTCTTTGGAATGCAGCTAACACTTCACCACTGAAAACTTTGAGAAACAGAGCATTATCGTCACCACTGTTATCTGCTTTACCTAAAAAGCTGACTGTTGCGTTTGACATAATATTTTTCCTTTATGTTTTAGTTGTTGTTGTTGAACTACACCTACTTCAATCACACAGAAGTTGTCTCCCGCAGGAGGCTAAAGTTAATCTTTTGGGTGTACACCTCTCTAATGAGAGACGGTGTTATGAGGGAAGTTTAGTTCCTAGTTTCCAAGAGCGTAATGCCCAGTAAACAGGAGATAAGTTTTTTTGACCCTCTACTTTTTCAAGTGTTGCACCATGTCGTGCCATGAATGATTTTCTATTTTTAGGATTGTTCCTTTTAATCTTCATGTTGGGGTCACCGAAAGAAACCTTCTTAATATTATTTGTAGATTTATCCTTAACATAAACCATGTATTTTTTGTTTTTGTTAGGATTAGATAATATTTTATTTAAAGGTTTCTCGGTAGACATGATTATTTTTTCTTTTTATCTTTCCAGTTATTCTGCATATCTTTGTACGCACTTTTAGATACTGTAGAATTTTTCTTACTTCTACTTATTCCTAATTTTTTTCTTCTATTAATATTTGCGACTAATGACATTATTTCTTTGGCTTTGGTTTTCTTTTAGTTCCGTATCCCATAGCTACTCCTTTTTTAATTTACCTGCTACTTTCTCTGCACTTCGTCCTACTGTGTAGCCACCGACTCCGATAGTTAATAAAGTCCAAAGAGCATCAGGGAGATCTAAGATTATTCCCCATTCAAAAAATGCATTTGCATAAGGAACGAGTAAGTAGTTGTTAGCTACAATCATAACTACAACCATCATTAATAATGGTCTCCAGTTACGAGCTAACCAACTTTCACTTTTAGCTTCTGCTAAAATTATATTGGCAGCAGTAGAGAGTTCTTTCATCTCCCCTGCCATAACTTGTTGTTGGATATTAGATTTTATTTTTTCTCGCTCTTCTTTACTATCAATGGCTTTATCTACAGTTTTAAATAAAGCACCAATAATAGGAGAAGCGGCACCTAATAATTGAATCATTACATTACGTTAGAACGCTTAATTTTCTCTTCGACTGATTGTCTATAAGCGGTATCTTTTTGATACTTAGGATCATTGATTGCCCTTACGACTTCTGCAGTTGAACGATACACATCATTATCAACCTTTGCAGTTTGACCTTGCAGTAAGTCTGGTTGTGTACCAAATTGAGCATCATATTGAGCTTTTAAGCCTTTAATTGCAAACGTTGCAGCTTCTAGTGAGCCTTTTTCTACAATTTCATTAAAGTTAGATACTTCTGCTTCAGACATATTATTACCTGCCCACTGTACGATTTCAGAATATTTCTGTTCGCCACCTGCAGCTTGTTGAATACTTTTTACATGATTATCTGATATCGCCATTTGTCCTGCTATATAGCTATCGACTAAATCTTTTGATAATCCCTTTTCAGCTAATTTCGCATAACTCTCTTCACCAATACTTCCTTGAGAAGCAAATTCTTCATAAAAAGGGTTTAAGTCTAATCCCGTTGCTTGTTCAATTTGTTCTTGATTAGGGGCTTGCTCTGTTTGCTGTTGTTGATTGCCTGATGAAAATTGTTTTTCTAATTCACCATAGGCTTTTGCTAAATCTTCTCCTGATTGAAATTTTTCAGGAAGCCAACTTGGTCTCTCTTGTGATTGAGAACTGACAGTTGTACTTTCAGATGTTGTGGCTGCACCTGCAGTAGGTTCTAAGCCATCTTTAATTGTTACGGTATCTACCATTATTGATTTTCTCCTTGAGATTGTGCGACCCCATCCACTACTTGTTGGATTTGGTCAGGATTAATATTTTGAGTTGCTTGTAAAAGTTGTTGTTGCTGCATCTGTTGTTGTATTTCTTCCTGAGTCTTAATAAGACCTTCAGGATCTATACCTTCCGAGGTAGCTAATCTTTTAATAGCATCAGAAACATTGACATACTGTTGTATAACTTCAGGGCCTAATGTTCCTGCTAGTGTTGTTAAGAATGAAATAAGTTTATTCTTATCGTTACCTCGACCTAATGCTTCTAAGCCTGTAATGATAGAAGGCTTAATTGTGTTTTTAGGAAGTTGAGGTAGTTTTCCTGCTTTCTCCATCATTCTCATTTTGCGAGTAATGAAGGGAAGTTGAAACTCTTGAGAAAGAATAGAATAAACACCACCTAGGGTATCTTCTAATTCTTGAGCCATATAACGAATTTCTTCTGCTGTAACTCTTTCAGCATCTCGTTGTACTGAGGCATTTAATAAGAACGCTAATTGTAAGCGTTGCTCAATTCTTGCCATGGTGTCATAGGCTATTCTAAAATCGGCAAATTTATTTAGTTGTAGGACAGACACATCGTTAGATGAACCTTCAATAATGGCTCCATTTGGGCTTTCTGCGAGCTTTCTAGCTCTTGTAGTACCTGAGGGAGATACCATAAATAAAACTTTAGATGCAGCGGCACTGCCTTCAACAATCGCTTTGGTTAAACCTTCAAGTGATTTTAAGTCTCCAAAATATTCCTCAACAAAACCACGCCCATAATCTTCATTATCTATTCTATTCCAACGAAGAGGTATATAAGGAGATGCATCTAACGGGAAAGACCCACGAGACTTAGGAACTTCTAATCCCTTTATCTCTTGATAAATAACAAACTTGTTTTTCTCTTTATATATATGAGTGTATAAATCGCAGTTTTTTTCATCTGCAGATAATCTATCACCAATTAATTTTTTAATATCTTCAGGAAGAGTATTATAAGACAAACTTTCTTTAGTAACGATTTCTTTAACATTACCCATAGGATCACGTTTGCAAGTAAACCTATCTAAACTAAAAACTCGTAAACCATTTTCACTAACATAAAGCAGTACATTACCTGCAACTATTAAATGCTTAAGGGCCTCAAAGATTGCTACTCTATCTGCATTCAATTCAATGTCAGTCATGATAGCTTTTTCAATTTGTGATAAAGAAGCCTCAATATCTGTTTTTAAATTTTGGTCACCCTCTAATTCTTTAATAACAAAATCATCTATCTTCATTCTAAAGAAGGGAGAGTTAGGTGGAACTAAAGCTAATAATAATTTAGAGGCTAAGTTATTTACCCCTCTTGCTCCAATCCCTTGATAGGGAGTTGGATATCGAGTTACATTACTGGCAGACTTGGGAGGTATTAACGTAGGAAGAGTTAATTCAGAGGAATCCCTTGCCCTCTCTAGAAATACTTCTCGGTCTAACATACATGATTGATATCGCCCTTGAGCTGTACCAATACTTTGGTCATACATTTATTTTTATTGCGGCAATTGAACCCCTGACCCCGAACCTTTTAAAAGAGGAATACGTAGTATTTTTCTACCTCTTCTACTGGTTTCCACACTATCACCATCGGATCTACTTCTACCTGATGCTTCTGCAGGCGTTGGAGACGCTTGCGTATTCATCTGACGAGGAGGTACACTTGGTGTAGGTGGTTGGGGAGAGCTGCCGCCTCCGCCAAAACACATTTTATATTATTGTTTCTTCTTGTTGTTTAAGTTTATCGATTAAGAAATTAATAACGCTTCTCTGTCCTGATTTGTACCAGACTTCTTTATCTGACCATTGTAAATCCGCAGATTTATCAGGGAAAAGTGCATCTAAATATTGAACTAAATCACCTGACACATCAGGGAATTTATCCAAATTTAGGTTATCTCTTTCTTTAGAGTGGTAGGTATTGGCTTTTTTAATCATCTGCCACTATTTCACCTGCAATACTCATGTAACCACAAGCATCCACATAATCATCTTTATTAATATTACCTGTTTTTGTTCTAGCAATTTTTAATAAAGCCATCATTACCGCTACATCATGAGCAGTAATTTCTATATTTTTATAAGCCGACCAAAGATTAGCAATGTTTACATGGTTTTGTATTTTATGACCATGGGTCATCTCTCTATCTTCACTAACAATGATAGATGCAGTATTTAAAAATTCTGCTGATTTCATCTTGAATACCCCCATTCAAATAATTTTGGTTGAGCTGTGCCAACATCGTATTCACCATCTCTGAGAATACGAGCTAGTCTAGCTTGTGTTTGGATTTCTTGATCGCTAAAGTCATGCTTTTTAAATTCACTAACAACAGCATCCCACATTAATTCAAAGTTACCTTTGAGTGGGCTCAAGATTTTTTCTGCAGTTTTCTCACCTATGGATGGACAGCCTGTATAACCATCAACTCTATCTCCCATTAATGTTTGTTTTAAGAAATTATAATCTGCAGTTGGTTCATCTATCTCTTCAATTATTTGCATTTGCTTTTCACCAAAGAAATAAATATTAGAAGGAATAGTTCTTAGGTCTTTATCTTTTGTAATAATAGTTTTAGTAAAACCATCATCTTGGGTAGCTAAGATACCTAAGACATCATCAGCTTCTAAATTTGGATAGATAACTGTCTCATACTTTTCCTGAAGAAAATCCTTGATCGCTTTATAGGTCAGAGGTTTTCTAATAGTTTTTCGACTTGCTTTGTATGTATCTGAGATTTCTTTTCTAAAATTTTTCTTATCAGATAAAGCTACAGTTACATGGTCTGAGAATAATATCTCTTTGTAGTTTTCAATAAAATCATAAGCTCTTTTTAAGCTTTCTTTTTCTGATGCATGGAGAGTCCATAAATCATCATCCCACTTGGTAGCTTGTTCACAAGCAGCGGCAATGGTATAGGCAACTATATCTCCATCAATTAGTAGTTTTCGTTCTTTTGCTTTTAGTGACATTTAATATTCCTTTTAAATATGTTGATAAATCAGTCCTAAATAGGACTTCTGTTATGACGTTGGACATGCAATTTACGATGTCCTCTTCACTGGACTCTTTACTTAAATTATAAAGCCAGTAGGCAACGTGCATTATCTCGTGGATCAAAAGATTGGCCAGAGATGCACCACCTCTTTCTATGATATCTTCACTGATAAAAATTGTGCGTAAAGATGGATGGAAGCTACCCTCTTCTCTACATAGTTCATAAGCTAAGTGAGAAGGAACAACTTCTAATTTGATTGTTTCATGTCCGATTTTAAGCGACTTTGGTAATTTCATGAATGATTGCTTTAAAAGGAATAAGAACTCCTTTGGTCTGTTTACCATCCCCACACCATTTAAAGTTGTCTTTATATTTTTGTGTGAGTTTCTTAAGGTCTCGTGTTTTAAAGATAATTGAAAAATATTGTCTTTTTGCTTTTGTAAAACATATGACCCAAAGTTTAGATTTGGTAACTGAGATACCTGTGGGTTTTCCACTTCTTTCGACTTCAACAAGAATGTTGCCAGTCTTATCCCACCAATCACGTTCCGCTTTGATTTCTACTTTACTAATAGGTAGATTGATTGTTTCAAAAAACTTCTTTTCATGAAACCTACCGTAGTTTAAATCAGCATCGAACTTATTATCAGAATTGTATTTTAATGAGTGTCTGCCCATGAGGAGCCTATTTTGTACTCTCCATCAAGCGGACAATTAAGATTATATACATGTTGTACTTCTTTAATGGCTTTTACTGCAGCTCTACCTACATCATCAGCCAATGTTTCTCTTACTTGTAATTGTATTTCATCATGTACATGGGCAACCATCTGAGCATCTTGAGTCCATTGCTCCCATAAGATACGAGAGTTTAATAGAACTGTGGCCTTCTTAACGATGATTGCACCACATGATTGTAAGAGAGTATTAAATGAGCTATGGAGGCTTCTAACTTTTAGATGCCTACCATCTATTCCTCGTAAAAATCCTTGTTGCTTTGCTCGTGCCTCAACATCTTGTTTCAGCATCCCTAAAGCAGGATTTCTACTCAGAAACTTTTTACGTAGATCCTTGCCTTCTTTAGTAGAACCATTAACGATTTCACCAAGTTTCCTATCCCCTGCGGAATAAATAAAGGCATATATCAAGGTTTTTGCTTGGTTTCTGGTAGGTAAACCTGCAGCTTCTTGATTGCTAGAATGGATATCTCCATTCAGGATTTCATCAACCATCTTGCCTTTATCAAAAGGATGCAAGTAATGAGCGAGACATCGCAGTTCTAAACCTGCAACGTCTACACCCACTAACTTGTGTTCAGGAGGACTAATGAACAAACTTCTACATTCCTTGCCATAAGGAACATTAACCGATGGCACCTGAGCAATGTTAGGACTGCGATGTGTACATCGACCTGTGACTGCTCCATTAGTAATGACACTTCCATGGATACGAGTACCCTTCACTAACTTTAACCAAGCGTTATTACCTTCTGCTAGTTGTCCTAGCCTCTTGGTAATTAGCTTATATTCAGATAGTGGTTTTGCTTCAGGGTACGAAAGTGATCCTAAGACTGTTTCATCTAATTTAGGTTTTCCGTTTTCGGTAAATTCTTTTGGTTTCCACTTATATTTTAAAAGAAGAACATCAGTAATATGGTCGTTACTATTAGGATTAAATATAATTGTTTTCTTTCGATTGATAGGAACTCTTGCTTTATAACCTCGAGACTTGTTATCCCTTTTAGGTATAAAGACTCCATCATCTTTTTCATAGGGTGGAAATATTTTTTGTAATTCATCATTTAATTCACTTCTCCTTGCTTGTAGTTGTTGAGTTAATTTTTCTGCTGCAGGGATATCAAACATAAATCCTTTTTCTTCTTGCTTCAGAATACATTTTTGAAATTCATGTTCTAATCGAAGAGATTCCTCAGAATATTTTTTGCTTATAATTTTTTCGTAGAGTAAGTAGTTTAATTCTACATCTCGCTCACAATAAATTTGCATTTCTTCTGACCACTCTGACCAATTTGTTGTTTGACCAAAATCACCTTTGTGGAAATCTAATCGATGACCCCAAGACTCAAGGCTATGTTTACCTATCATCTTACTTGGGAAAGATTTATCGATACTTATCTTTCGAAAATCTAAATCTTTGATATCTGCCCATATTAATCTGGAGGCTACTATCGTATCCATGAGATCAGCTTTGGTATCCCAATCGGGATGAACTAATTTGATGGCAGGGATATCAAATTTAATAATGTTATGACCTATTAATAAGTCTGCTTGGCTTAATATCTTAAGACCTGCTTCAACCTGATGAGGTCGAAAGCTTTGTGTTTCTTTAGTTTCTATGTCTTTAATAACAAGACAATGGATAGTGTCCATTGTGTCTAACAATCCATTCGTCTCAATATCAAAGACTAATTTTTGTTTAGTCATTAATGCTCCTTAATTTTAGTGGGTGATTTCTATTCTGATTTTGTCTGTATTCGGCATAAAGTATGCCACCTTTTCCATAGCATCCTGTACCACCTGAGCCGACTTGTAATCGTGGCAGTAAATAATAGGAATGACATTGGGAAAGTTATTGGCTTTGTAGACTGCTCTCATCACAATAATAAAAGTATTGCGAGTAGTCCTTTGATCCTTCTTACTTAGTGTTTTGAAGAATGGGTCATTGAGAATGTAGTCCTCTACAAAATCAATAATTTGTTTCTCGGCTTTCCTGTCCATTGGAGAGTTGCATGTTACCCAATTCGAGAAGTCGACCTGATTTGTCATCGTATTGTAATTGACAGGCCACTCCTGTCTTTCCTAAAAATCTGTTTTTAAGAACTCTGATAGTCATCATATTTTTGTTTTCTTCATCTTGTTGATTTCGCTCACACCCTAAAACCATATCGCTAAGTTGAGCGATTGCACCACTGCCTCTAAGATGACCAAGAGAAGTTCGGGCTCCATCAACATGGTCTCGGTTTCCTTCTAGTCTTTTTAAATGGCATACTGTAATAAGTGCGATATTCAATTCTTGAACTAACTTTCTTAAGCTAGTCATTAAGTTATCAATTAACCTTCTTTCATCTCCATCGTTGATACCAGATACCAAGATATTGATGTGGTCTAGAAAGACATACTGACAACCCATTTGTTTTAGGTTTCTGATTTTGTTTAAGATAGAACTGATATCTGAGCTGCCCCAGTGTTTATCGAAATAAATTCTACCTGCAAACTTATCAAACTTTTCTTTTAATAATTTCTTATCAATAAGTTGACTAACTGCGGGGTCGTGTAACGGGAGGTTCTCTTCAATAGATAAGATACCTAGAGCGGATCGCTCAGTATTCTCTTCATAAGCTAAGTAACCAACTTTATGACCTAGAGAAAAGATGTGATGGGCTATTTCACGACAAACGGAGGATTTACCGATACCTGACCCTGCGGTTAGAGTCACTATTTCCGATGGTCTAATACCACTGGTTAGTGAATTGAGTTGTTCGTATGGGTACGGAATAGAAGGCTTTTCAAGATAATCAAAAAGAGTATCCCAAGTATCTTCCCATGCGATAATGCCATCTGGTCTATAAAGCCTAGCATTATAAATACTATTCGTTAGCTGTTGGCTTTTATGATTGACCACCATTTCATTGGCATCTTTTAATTCTAAATCTGCAATTTTAGCTTTACCTGCAGGAATGATTTTTGCACATTCTACTGCAGCTGCTTTTCCTACTTCGTCATTATCAAAACAAAAGACAACACTTTGAAATTGGTCTATCCAGTTAAGATGTTTAGCTACATATTTTGCAGCTGATGAAACACCCATTGGAATAGAAACAACAGCATAGGTATTTTTAAAGCAATGTTGACTGATAGTAAGAGCATCAATTTCACCTTCAGTGATGACTAGCATCTTACCACTATTATAATTTTGCTGACCATACATTAAGATGTCCGAAGTATCTCCGATCCATCTAAATTGTTTATCTTTGGTTCTTAATTTTTGAGCTACTAACTCACCTTGATTATTGTAGTAGATAACTATCTGATAATTATCATTACATTGATATCTAAACTTACTACATGTATCAGCAAATATTTTTCTTCTCGGTAAATCTAAATATTCACCTCTGATAAATTCTGTGTTTTTAGGTTTGTTTGTCATCTGTATTGGTTTGATAATATCTGAGGGTGGTTCGTAGTAACCGCAGTTATGTCCAAAACAATATGCATGTCCATCAGTGTAACGAGCTAAGTTATCCTTGCTGTTACACTGAGGGCACGCTTCGTGATGAGCGAAAGTTGAATCATTATCAATCTTCAGATTTGTTTTCACTGTTATCCTTCCCATCAATTAATCCGTTATTGATTAACCATGCTTGAACATCAAAGGAAGGACAAAACTTGGAAGAGACTTCGTTGTGACCTATGACTTTAGCCATAGGATATTCTCCCATCATGTCTTGTACTAATGTGTATAAGGATACCCATTGATCTTCAGTGAAATTATCTTCGGCAACCTTGTGATCCTCTTGGGTCACACCACCTACCATACAAATACCAATACTTTCTCTATTCATTGACTTTACATGAGCTCCGACTTCTTCTAATTCTCTACCAATTTCAACAGTTCCATCTCTTTTGATGACAAAGTGATAACCGATTTTGAGGAAGCCTCTTGAGCGATGCCAGTGGTCAATAGTTTTTGCATCGATATCCATTGATGGCTTTGTAGCAGCACAATGAATAACAATAAAATTAGTTTGTTTTCTTGGCATTGTTTTCCTTTATCCACTCATGTGGAATTTTTTCTTTGGCATATTGAAAGCCAAAACGCTCACACCAAGCGGCATAAGTTGTTTTAGATTTCTTACCAATTCTTTGGTTGGGGTTGCTAAATACAAAACGGATATCGTATTTGTCACCGAATTGTTTTTTTATGATTTTATGTTTTTTTCTATCGGCAGTTGGAAACTGACCTTTGGTTTCTACAATTATATTATTAGGTAGAATAAAGTCAGGTGTGTAATATGTTTCTTCTGCAGGTTTTGTATACCTAATCTTTAAAGTCTCATATTCAAATTCCACACCCAACTCTTGTAATTGTCTAGCTACTCGTTCTTCTAAACCAGAACGATATCTAGTAATTGGCGGCAGCATTTTCTTCCTGAGGTTTTTCTTCTGCAGGTGTTGATACTTCCTCTGCTTGTGCAGACGGACTACTACTTCCATCAAAACCTTCTTCTTCTGAAAATCCATAGGTCTCAGCCGAGCCTCCGCCTTCAACTAGTTCTAATATTTGCACACCTTTTAATCTTAAGGTGACACCTAATCCTGTGGCTGCCACATTGTAAGGTGCAATCGCAAAAGAAACTTTTGCAGTTGTGCCACCCCAAATAGCTTTAGCTACTAGAAATGGATTACCTTTGGCATCAAAGATTTTAGGTTTCTGTTCCCATGTTGTACCATCCGCTCTGATACCTCTTGCCTTACATTTAAAAGTAAATGTGTAAGAGCCATCATCGGATTTTTCGAAGGGCATTTTTGCTCTCTTCTTAACTGTAGGATGCTGAGTTGCATATTGATCCAAAGATTCTTGGATTATATCTACTAGTTCATTTGCTGCGTCTGCATCTATGACACGCAGTTGAGTCTTGTAAACCCCATCTCTGTCGAATTTAGTATCGGGAGAATTTAAATGAGGGTAAACAAGTGAACCCCTAGGGGTAACGTTTATTTTCATATTGTTTTCCTTTCACGCTGAAAAGCGTTTATTAATAAAAATGAGCTAAAAAGTTTAACTCTCTAAGAGTGGTGGGTATCTTGCGATATCACAAGTAATAGTATATTTTAGAAATTAATATAGATTCCGAACTTAAGAGTTTAAGGCTAATGTCATTGTCTTAATTCTGTTTCGTTTGGGGTAGCCCTATGGGCTACCCTTTTTAGTTTCTCACTTAAGCAAAGAAATACTTGCTGTCTTTAACATCGTGAATATTAAGTTTTCCCATCTCAGGAATAGGTGTGAGTTTGGCCTGCAGTTTTGGACTTAAAATGCCATAGATATGGTCTCTAAAAGTTTCCAAAACATTCTCTTCAAACATCTCAACAAAGACCTCACGTAAACATTGACCCATTGTTTCAATGTTAGTGGCGTGAGTTCCATAGCTATCATGGATCATTTGAAAATCTGTGATGCCTTTAGTTCTACATTTATTGACTGTCAGCATCATAGCTGCAGCATCCAATGAATGCACAAAGTTTGCAGAGATACCTTGAGCTTGCCTTCTTTTATTTATCTTCTTCTTATCTTCAGTGATAGTTAGTTTAATAATTTTATCACCAAGCTTGGTTTCTATTCTACGATGATTGACTTCTTGATAATGCTGTTGCACCCAAAACCCAGTGCATACTTTCCAGTTAATTGGAATGTTCATCTTAGCTGCAAGTTTAGAAATATTCTTTAACCACTTCATCGCTTCTTTAGCTTTGATAACGGTGCTTTCAATATTCGTCCAAATTGCACTCGCAAGATATTCCGAGGCATACATAAGTTTATCACCAAAAGGATTGTGTACTCCTAGATCCATTTGTTCTTGCACATACTTTTCTACGTATTGTCGACAAGCTCTCTTGGTTCCACTGTAAGGCACAATCATAACACATCGCTTACAAACTTTACGATTGACTCCATAGTCTAGCCAAAGTTTTGCAAGTTGTTTTTTTGTAATAGGATACTTACGGTGAACTAAGTCATCTGATGTTTCTAGTTTTAATTGAGCAGTAGTTTTGTCACTAACAATCCCATAGATGTCTTGAGGTTTATCACGAGGTGTTAAGTTTGTAGCTTCACCCCCTACTTCATCTCGTAGCATCAAACTAAAGATTTGCAGTCCATTACAACTACCATCAATCGCTATTGGTAAATGGGTATAATGGTTTTTTCCTTTTTCCA